AGTACTTTCTTTAGTGTACCCATGTTTACAGTATTGGCATACATACGGCTTAGTTTTATTCACTTGTAAGTTCAACATTAAAACATTTTTGCAATTTCTTTTTTGCTATAACCTAGACTGTCTGCTAGTTCTTTAATCTCAGGTGCAGTGGTAATTTCCGATAACACTGCGATCTCGTCGTCTTTTAAGTGTGGATACACATCGGATAAGAACTTTGTCTTTTTATTATCTTTCTTTTTCTTATAACCAATCCACTCATGAAAAAAGACTTTTTTACTTTCATGTCCACACATAGCTAACAATAACCACATNAGCTTAGGATGCTTTTGTAAATCATTCCAGTACTTGTTAAAGAACTCGTTGACAGTNAGGATAAAGTGTTCTTGTGTTTCTCTATTCTGACCCTTCACGTTGCTAACATAACGATTTAAAATAAAGAACTCTTGCTTAAGACTCTTTCGCTGATCAGCGTCCATTTCGTCCCAAAGAGTTTTAGCACCAATATCAACTGCTGCCAGCTTTTCTTTTAGTTCAATCTTTTCGCTCATAATGGTTTGTCCTTAGATAGTCTGTATATCATTATAGCACGATCTAAGGCCTTTTGTAAAGCAGGATTGGTGGGAGCAGCTCGACGAATTTCACCCCACATTTTACTTTCCATCATATGATCGTGCAACGGTCTTCCGTCGGCGGTTCTAGAATCGTAATCTATCTGGTGTCCTGTAATAGGGTCGTACTCGTAGCCTACTACTTGGCGTGTACTGGGATGTGCTCCGGTTTCTCGAGCATATACAGTTCCGCCATTGCGCTCGTATACGTAGGTTGCACCAGGTTTAAGAGTACCCATATAAATCCTTACAACAGTTTGTCTAGTTGAATGATTTCGTTTTGCCTAGACACTTCTTTTACAAAATATGTGCATAGTGGTTTAGGTTCTGATCCTAATGGAGTTGCCAACAACTGACCGTTTTTCATTTTAGGAAAATACCATTTAACATCATTATAAAAGTTAATTATTTCCACCGGCCTAAACTCTACTCTAAAACTACTCAGTGGATTAAAACATAATGCTTCGAATCCTCTATCGTTGAGACTGGTTAGTGGTAATATNTCAATGTCGCATGAGCTTTGCGGATCTCCTACTGCAATACTCCAATCCAACGGCATGGTNATTTGGTGNTCTCCAATTTTCAATACCATTGCAGGACTGTTGAAGCTTTCTAGGAAAATCAACGGCATAAAGAAAAAGTCCGGCTCGTTAGGGTTACTGTTATCTAATACGGCGAACCTCATACTGTCGTCTACTTCTTCAGGAAGGTTATTTAAATCAAAGGATAAGTTATCTAGTGTTAATATTTGCATGTAGTTATAATACAACACCCGAGGGGTGTTTGTCAACCTTTATTTCCAGTCTATTTTGTCTATTGTGAACGGATATTTTGCTTCTTTATAAAACTTCTTCCGTGCCGTAAGATGCCGCTTTGCGTACTTACATGTCGAGGTAATGTCCCAGATTTGAACGAAGTCCTTGTCTTGTGCTTTTCTAATGCCTCGCCCAATGCTTTGTATAACCCGTGTAAAGCTCTTTCCGGATTCCACCATAACCAGATTAAAAATACGGGGGATATTAATACCCACAGCGGCCACACCATAAGTCGCCACAATAATCTTGTTAGTAGCAGTTTTAACTTCGTCATATTCTGTCTTTCTATCTTTAGTTTTTACTTCACCTGATATAAACACACTATCTTCGATTTCGTTAACAATGAATTTACCTGTTTCTATCCGGTTAACCAAGACTAGCGTATTACCAGATTCTGAAATGCCTTTAATCATTTTACTCACATAGATCATTCGATCTTCGTCGGTTACAAGATACTTATATTCATCAGCATAACTGCTAAACTCTGGCAAATCGATAAGCTGTGCAACACTAACTTGACAAGTAGACAGTACGCCTAACTCTTGCAACTCGTGTGCTTTAATGCCGCCAATGACAGGCCCAATGCTGGCAAATATCTGTTCATATTCAAACGCTTCTTTGGGTATAGTGCCTGTTAATCCCCAACGTATAGGAGCATTTGCTAGATTCTGTGTTAGCAAGTTTTTTAGAACTTCTGCTTTGGCCATATGCACTTCGTCTACAATGACACACCTAACTCCTTCAAGAAACTCTGCCAGTGTTAGAATAGCATGTTCCATATTCTTACTTTTCTTGTCAAGAATATTAAGACTCTGCCAAGTACAGATAGTATGCGTTTTGTAAAGATCCTTACGGTCTCCGTAGTACACGCCTACATCTAATCCCACATTGACAAAGTCTTCTTCTGTTTGTTCAACTAGTGACTTGTTAGGAACAATCGTAATAGTTCTACCAANGGGTTCGCATAGTTGTGCCAACGTAGCAGTGGTAATGGTCTTACCAGCGCCCGTTGCAACTTCTTGTAATGCCTGCGGATTTTCTAGGAATCTATTCACTGTGTCTACTTGGTAGTCACGGAGCATAATAGGTTGACCTGCTTGTGGATGACCTTTAGGCCAAGTCTTGCCTTGATCAGCCCAATACGTCTCAGTAACCTTGTTAAATTTAATGTTGGCTTCTTGACGTTGGTCTTCGACCTCGCTGACGTCATATCCGGAATTTTGAAGGATTTCTAAAATACGAGGTAGTTGATTAATGTAGCCATTGCCACCCATGCCGAACAAGGTTGTNTGTCCATCCCATCGACCTAACTTGTAGGCAGGGTGGTACTTGGCATATGGTATTTCATATTTAAAGTTGTTNGACAGTTTTCTTCGGATCTCAATCGGAAGACCTTCTATCTTGATGTTTACTTCGTCTCTAATGACAATCTTACACAATGGCATCAATACCTCCATACAATGGTTGTTTGTCGCCGTAGTAAATCACTAAGTCAACATCGTTAGTATACACTGAACTCTTGTTATTCTTAAACCCATTGGTGAAGCTGATCACGCTCATTGGTTTCCAACCATTTTTTACCATAAATTTTGGTAGTTTGTTATTTGCTATACCTGCAATAGACGTGTGCTCGGATAGTATTTTATTGTAGCCGAGTGAACTAACAGCGTGATTAAATCCAAGCGGATCAGCTGCTGTTTCAAATCTAAAATATATTCCAACCTGATCGTCTAATATATTGTGTGCCGCTGCCTCTGACAAAATATCGAGGTGATTTTTGTTAATTTTAGCATCATGCCCTTCGAAGATTACAAGCAATGGAAATCTATGTAGATTTTTCAATGCAGTCAACACCTTGGTCAGACTGTGTTCGATACTGTTGATAAAAATTTTAGGAGACTGTCTATTGGCAATAACTGTGGTCAGGTCAGTTTCCTGATTTTTCTCAGAAATTTGGTATTGATACCGGAATTTTTGGTCTTGCAACAAGTTCAAGTTAGTTCGGTCAATGACTCCAACTCCTTGTTCAACTGCCGCCTTTAACTTAGAGTCTTTCAAGTTAAACACATCAAATGGATTTTCTNTAGCGTCTAAGATTTTTTTAATGTCATTGTAAAAATCCAAGATTTTTTGGTCTATTTCAAATTTTTCCTTGGCGAAAGCAGTGATCACAGCATGTATATTTTGTTCGGTGAACGACACTGCATAACATCGACTGCCCACAGCCACTACTACACCGTCAATGGTTTCATTGAGCCGCTGGATGATGTCTTTCAACTTCTTATCAAAGTTAAACTCAATCAATAATGCGTCAGCATGTGCTGGATCTCGGTAAATTTTACGGATTTTTTCAATCACTCTAAATGCCTGTGACCACTCATTGTGAAATATGATTTCTTCTGCGTCNGGATTGATTACCNATATTGATTTTAAGTTTTCTTTCAGAATCTTTATCAGTAACCTACTTTGATTTTCAGTTAAAAAGCTGTGTTGTTGTACCTGTTTTTTAAGACTTACAATAATTCGTAAATCTTTCTTCGGGATAGTTGTTTCAGCAATCGGTAATGATTGATAAATTTGCTCTAGTAGAAAATCTACAGGTGTCATAGACTAGCATCTTCCATTCCAGCCACTCTAAGTTTAATAATGTTTGAAAGTTGCCATTGCTTGATGTCTAGGCCTTTAGTAATGCCTAGCCATTTGTTGCGAAGTAAGGCAAACTCGTTGATAATCTTTTCATAATCAACAACATCCGCCTCACCATCGACATATTTTTCAACATCTCGTGATGTTAATGCTCGTTGGTAAGTTTCNAGGTATTTACGAAACAGTTGGCTTCGTAAACGCCTCAACTCGATATTCAAATATTCCAATATTGCTTCNATTTCCTGAAGCTGACTGAATCTATGCTCCACGATACCTGGCATACTGGCAGCTGCCTTTTCAATATTTCCCGTTATACGGGTATCATTCTTTGCTGCCAACAACTCGGCTTCAAAATATGCCACAGCATTTGGAATATTTGAAATATCTTTAGATACGTCGGTATACCAACCCATTTATGCCTCGTCGATTTCAATGAAATCGTGAATCATTCTTCAGCCTCGTCAAAGTCCCAGTTATCTTCCTCATCGCCGTCATCGTCGACAGTGTCTTGATCAAGATAATACTCGATAGCNTCGTCTAAGGTNTCGTCAAACCCAATAGATGCTCGAAGTTGTTTGTCAGTGATGCCATGNTCTGCTAANAGATCAATATATCTCTCACCTAACGCTTCGATAGCCTTTTTATCAACATACTCTTTGAAGAGCATCCAAATATCTGCAATTTGATTTTCATTCATTTTCTAAAATTTCTCCAGTTTCGGGATCTACATTAGATTGTACTACAGGTGCATCGTTAAACTCAAGCATGATTTTATCCAAACCGCCTTGTTCGTTACGTTCCCATTCTTTACGATACATCTTTAGCTCTGTACCATCTGTAGAAACGTATTTAAGTCTGTTGCCATCTTTTATTAACATACC